TGGTTTATCTGAGTCCTCCTCCTTCAGTGCTCAGGCAAGCAAATCCAACTTCTCACTCGCTGGAATCAAGCGATTAGATGATTATCAAGAACTTATTAAGTATTGGAGAATTACGAATAAGGATTATGAAGAGTTAATGTATGAGGGTGGTGATTGCTTTATGTACTTAGATCCTCCTTATGATATTAAGGATAACTTATATGGTAAGAAGGGTGGAATGCATAAAGGGTTTGACCATGATCGGTTTGCTGAAATATGTAGTAGAACTTGTGCTCATCAATTAATATCTTACAATAGTAGTGAGTTGGTTAAGAATCGGTTTGCTACTGAATGGGAAGCACAAGAGTATGATCTAACATATACTATGAGATCTACTGATACTTATAAAGAGAGTCAGAAGGAGAGAAAGGAACTTCTTTTGTTTAATTATGAACGTGGAATGATATCACAGTTGAGAACACGTAGAAACGATGGTCTTGCTAGTGACATTAAGACTGATAAGTTCAGAGACAATATTGGTTATGGTGGACAGATTTTGAGGAATACTACTAAGGAAATACGTAACCCATTATCAGGTAATTTTATTGATGAGATGGATACTGATGGATTTACTTTTATTAATTCGGAGGTAGAATAATGGATTGTTGGCATTGTAATACTGAACTCATCTGGGGTGCAGATTTTAGTGGTGAAGACTACGGTGTAGAGGAGGACTACTCAATTGTAACAAATTTACATTGCCCCACATGTGAATCTTATGTTGAAGTTTATTACCCAAGACAAAAATGAAATGTAGAGTACAACTATACGTTGCTGGCACTCTCTTTAGTGAGGATGTTATGGCAAGGGATTATCAAGAGGCAAAACAAGTTGCTCTTGCAAGAAATCCAAACGCTAAAGTCGTTGGCGTTAATGCCGTCTTTGATGGAATGTCTTTTGGACCACAAATCTAATGAAAACTGAATTGAAGGAATGGTTGAATTCAATCAACCAGACTAAGGAGAATCTTACAGAAGATCCTAATGCGATTAAAGATTATCCTCCCTATATTATTAACAAATGCTTATCTGCACACCTAGATTGCATACTCTTTGCTAATGAAATGAACAAATATCCTGCTTTAGATAGGGATATGCAATATAATTTTTATCTAAATAGTCTCAGGAAACGGAAGAGATTCTCTCCGTGGATGCGAAAAGATAAGATTAGTAACCTTGACCTTGTTAAACAATACTATGGATATAGTAATGAAAAAGCAATGCAAGCGTTGAATATTTTATCAAAGCAACAACTCGAATTTATTAAACAACGACTTGACATTGGAGGAGTGGCGTGACTAGTAGCACTATTGAACCACAAGTTAACTGGAAGCCAGAGATGATGGTGGAAGTTATGCTTAACGAACCAGATGATTTTTTAAAAGTCCGAGAGACTTTAACAAGAATTGGGGTAGCATCCCGCAAAGAAAAGAAATTATATCAATCTTGCCACATTCTTCATAAGCAAGGTCGGTACTATATTACACATTTTAAGGAACTGTTTGCTCTTGATGGGAAACACGCTAACCTTACTGTTAATGATGTTCAGCGTCGGAATCGTATCGCTCGTTTGCTTTCTGATTGGGGTCTCATATCTGTAGTCAATGCTGAAAGCATTGCAGATGTTGCTCCATTGAATCAGATTAAGGTATTAGCATATAAGGATAAGGGCGAATGGATCTTGGAACAAAAATATAACATTGGTTCTAAGAAAAAAGTGGAGACTTCTGAATAGATAGGGTATAATACCTTTATCTAATCGTAAAATATGTCTCTACTTAATAATGGTATAAATGATCGTCTTTACTACACGCTAGGTAAAAGACCAGACAATGCTAGTAAGCATGATTTCTATATGGCACTGTGCTATGCTGTAAGAGATCAGATGATGTCATACTGGTTAAATAACCAACAGTCTAATGAAAAGGAAGTTGCTTATTTATCCGCAGAATTTTTAATTGGACCGCAACTTAATAATAATCTTTTAAACTTAGGTATTCAAAAGGAAGCAGAAGAAGCACTAGCAGAGTATGATCAGTGCTTGGATAAGATCCTTGATTGTGCAGAGGAACCTGGACTAGGTAATGGTGGTTTAGGTCGCCTTGCAGCGTGTTATATGGAGTCCTTAGCGACTCTAAAGATACCTTCGACTGGATATGGTATCAGATATAAGTATGGTATTTTTAAGCAGGTAGTTAGAGATAATCAACAAATAGAGATTACAGATAATTGGTTGCATGGAGATTGGCCTTGGGAATTATCTTATCCAGATGAATCTGTTCATGTTGGGTTTGGTGGTAGAGTAGAGAATTATGTATCAGATCATAATAATTATAGATGTCGTTGGGTTCCAGCAGAGCAGGTAGTTGCTGTTCCTTATGATGTTTTACAAATAGGATATAGAGTAAACTCTTGTAATAGGATCAGACTTTGGAGAGCAGATGCTACAGATGTATTTGACTTCTATGCATTTAATATTGGAGACTACCTTGGTTCAGTAGAACAGAGTGTGTCTTCTGAAACTATCTCCAAGGTATTGTATCCTAATGATGGTACGGATCAAGGTAAGACACTTAGATTAAAACAACAATATTTCTTTGTAAGTGCTTCTCTTCAAGATATGTTTAATAGTCTTGATAGGAGAGGTATTTCCATTGAGAATTTTGCAAAGCATTATCAAGTACAGTTGAATGATACTCATCCATCTGTTGCTGTTGCAGAGTTGATGAGACTTCTTGTAGATGTTAGACGTTTAGAGTGGGAGGATGCATGGGAGATAACTCATGCTGCTATATCATATACAAACCATACTCTTCTTCCAGAGGCATTAGAGAAGTGGGATCTTAGACTCTTTAAGTCTTTATTACCACGTCATATGGAGATCATCTATGAGATTAATCGTAGGTTCCTCAATGCTGTTCGTATAAAGTATCCTGCTGATGAGTCAATGTTAGAGAAGATGTCTATCATTGATGAGCATGGTAACAAGTCAGTTCGTATGGCACATCTTGCTACTGTTGGATCTCATCATGTTAATGGTGTTGCAGCGTTACATTCTGATCTTATTAAGAAACAATTGATGCCAGAGTTTTATGATCTTTGGCCTCATAAGTTTACTAATGTAACTAATGGTGTTACTCCACGTAGATGGTTGTCATCATGCAATCCAAATCTTGCAACTGTCCTAACTGAAGCAGTTGGTCCAGATTGGGTTACTAATATGGATTTACTAAACCAACTAGATCTTAATGATAAGAGTCTTTTAGATAAGTTTGCAGAGACCAAGATAATTGGTAAACATCATCTTGCAACTTATATCTTTAACAATCTTGGTATCTGTGTAGATCCTAGTAGTATGTTTGATGTACACGTTAAACGTATACATGAATATAAGAGACAACATTTACTTGCATTGCAAGTAGTTTCTCAGTATCTTAGAATCAAAAACGGAAAGGACTTCGTTCCTCGCACAGTAATATTTGGGGGTAAAGCAGCACCTGGATATTATATGGCAAAATTAATCATTCAATTTATTAGTCGCATTGCAGAAACAATTAATGCAGATCCAGATATGGATGGTAAGTTACGTGTAGTATTCTTACCAAACTATAGTGTTAAATTGGGTGAGAAGGTATATCCTGCTGCTGACTTATCAGAACAAATCTCTACTGCTGGTAAGGAAGCATCAGGTACAGGTAACATGAAGTTCCAAATGAATGGTGCTTTAACCATTGGTACTCTTGATGGTGCAAATGTAGAGATACTTGATCTTGTAGGCAAAGAGAACTTCTTCTTGTTTGGTAAAAATGAAGAAGAGATTAGTGATCTTTGGAGAGATGGTTATAACCCACAAGATCATATGTGTCCAGAGTTATGGGAAGCAGTTAATCTCATACAAGGTGGACATTTTACTCATGGTGATAGAGACGTATTCAAACCATTAATGGATAATCTTTTGAATCATGATCCCTTCTGTGTCATGGCAGATTTTAATGATTACATTGCTGCTCAAGATCGTGTAAGTGATGCATGGAGGGACAAGGATAATTGGAATCGTATGGCGGTTATCAACACCGCAAGGTCTGGTTTCTTCTCTTCTGATAGATCTATTTCGGATTACTGTACTAAAATTTGGGGTATTCCGAACTAGAATTTTAAGTATTTGTGTTTAAATAATAGTGTCGCCGAAAGGGACACAAACTAAACACTCGCTTAATAAGGAGCTACTATCATGGGAAACCTAGCAAGGTATCATACTGCGGATATGCCACAGCTATTCGACAGGATACTAAAAAACAGTATTGGTATGGACGACATGTTTGATTCGTTCATGAACATACACGAACAAAACTCTAATTATCCACCTTACAACTTAGTTCAGGTGAATAATGTCGAAAGTAGATTGGAGATCGCATTGGCAGGCTTCAAGAAAGATGAAGTCAAAGTCTATACGGAGTTTGGAAAATTATATGTCGAAGGCATCAAGGAAGACAAGGAGACAGATGCAACGTTTGTCCATAAAGGATTGGCCAGCAGGTCTTTCACTAGGGTCTGGACAATCACAGATGATACCGAGGTCAGAGACGTACAATTCAGAGACGGACTATTGGTAGTTCAACTCGGTAAGATAGTTCCAGAGCATCATGCTCGTAAGGACTTTCTATAAATATAATTGAATATCGTCGCCGTTAGGGGTGTACTGGCAAAATCCAGTTGACACCCCTTTTTATTGGCTATATAATAATCACAAAGACATACTGCTATGATTAAATTAGGTGTCATAAAGACTGGAGAGCAAATAATTGCCAAGGTTGAAGAGATGATACTAGAGGATAAAGTTGTTGGATACTTCTTTATCAGACCATGTATTGTTAATACATCAGCACCGAAGATTGAAGAGTCTGAGGATGGTGAAACTAAGGGAGCATCATTTGATATTCGGTTATCACCGTGGATTCCCTTAGGTAAAGGAACTAGATTTCCAGTACCCTTGGATTGGATTGTAACCTTTATAGATCCTGTTGATGAGTTAAATCAAATGTATACAAGGGATATTCTTCAAGAGACTGAAGACACACAAGAACAATCAATTGTACTAACTGACGAATGTGAGGACTGTTAAATGGCAGAAGAACTTAAACCACAAGTAATTGTATTCCACACTGGTGGAACAGTTATATCTAAGATAGAAGAGGTAGGAGCAGACATTGGTGAACCCGATTGTAAGTTGATTGAACCTTTTAATCTTATACCTCAACCTAATGGCAATGCAACACTAGAACCTTGGTTGGGAGAATTGACAAGTCAGAAAGAATTTATGATTTCTTCTGAAAAAATCTTGACTATTGCAGAACCTCTTGGTAAAATACTAGACGTATATAACAGTTTGACAAAGTAAATGAGGTTCTATACGAACGTTCAGATGGTTGGGGACAACTTCTTGGTTCGTGGTTACGAAGATGGAAAACACTTCGCAACCCGTGAGAAGTTTTACCCAACCCTTTTTGTTGAATCTCCTAAAAAGAAGACTAACTATAGAACTTTGGATGGTAAGCAGGTAGCACCTATTAAACCTGGAACAGTTCGTGAGACTAGGGAGTTTATAAAGAAGTATGAACCAGTACCAGGTTTTGATGTGTA